AACCGAGGAAAGAACCGTTCCACTTTGATTTTTTGATTGTTACTTCCTGAGACCCGCCAAGGTCTGAGGACTTCTTAATTGCAGTCTCTGATTCTACTGCATCGACACGCTTTTGTACGCCATCAATCGTGTTCTTGATATCTTCTACAGCCTTTGAAAGTGCTGCATTTTGTTCTGCCAATTCTGAAATACGAACATCAGCGCTCTTGCTAAATGCTTCAACTGTTTCTTTAATAGTTGAAACTTGAGTAGCATTTGCTTCTGAAGCCTTATTTAGTGTTTCTGAGAAAAAGCCTTTAAGATCGCCAAGCATCTTTGCAAAATCAGGTTCATCAACCACAACTTCTGATACGTCGGCTGCTTTTTCTAGAGATTCGGCAGAAGCGTCTGCTACTGCATCTGCAGGAGCTTCTTCAACAGCTGGTGCTTCCTCTGCGGGAGCATCTACTGCTGTGTCTTCTACGATTGCTTCTGGTGCTACTGCATCTTCTGCAATTACGTTTTCTGTATTTTCTGACACTTCTTTACCTCCTTCTATGTCTGCCTGTTTTGCAATTTGTGTTTCAGGCGTCGACAATCTTGACTTTTTGTGTAAATCAAGAATCTTATCTATTTCTTTTGCTTTGTTAACATCGTTTGACTCTACCCAACCAATTAATGTTGCAGGCTTACCTGTAACTGGGGAATCATAAGATGACTCTTTTGATACAAACACTGAATCAGTATCTGCACAATAAAAAATATTTTCTGCTACAACTTCTGTTGCCATTCCTTTAAATACTAGCTGACCATTCATTTTCTGAACAGACAAGATGTTGCATAGTTCATTTGCTGGAGAATCAACTACTGACAATTCCATCAATGCATATTCTTTAATAAACCTTACTGGCTTACCTGTAGACTTGTTAACTTCGTTTTCTGAATCTACAATCTTTCCGCCAATTGAAAATCCTGCTAATGTTCCATCTAGAATTTTTTCCCAAGTGTCTTGGGCACCTTTTGAAATGTATGCATCAACATAAACTCCATTGTAAAATTCTTTTGTTGTTGGATCATAAAATGTTTCTGGTTTAAATGAAACCATTTTGCCAACTGCATTTGATCCATGCATCTCACGAATGTTTCCACGAAAACTTTCAAACGCTTTTAGACTTGCTTCAGCAGTAACAACATCGCCAGTCTGGTCGATATTATCTAAAGTTGCAAATCCTGAGACAGTTCTTTTTTCACGGTTAACTTTAGTAAAAGGAACCGATAACGTAAGGTTGTCGCCATGCGAAGACCATAGTGATTTTTCAATGTTCATATGCTTAATTTTATAACGTTATTGTATATAAGGCAAATAATCAGTTGAGTAAGGTTATTCGACTTGTCGTCCGTCGCCCTGAGTATTTCGGCCTTCTCCAGAAACATCTGGGGAATTTGCAGACCTTTCAGAATCTCTAGATCTGGTTTTTCCTGCCTGTGCTCTTGCCTCTGCCTGTTGCTGTGGCTTTAATTCAACAACTTTATCTCCGCCGTCAATAGGGACCAGACCCATTCTAATTCTTACCTCATTAGGGGTAATTACCTGCATCCTTAAATATCTCTCATCAATTTTTGACTGAGTATCTTCGTCGGTTAGAGTAAGCTCATTAAATTTAAGAAGTAAGGCATCTGTCATTTCTTCAATAATTTTATTTAATTTCTTTTCTAAATTCATTTGAGCTGGACGACATACCTGCTCTCTGAATGTTTTGTCTGCATCTCTTGCAACTGCAAGGTTAACTCCTTCTGGGGTTCCAATTTTATTAATTGGGACACGATGAGATAATAAAATTTCGTCTCTATTAGATTTACGATATACGTTAAATGAAGACTCCTGAGTTCCAGCTTCAATTGGCTCCATCTTAAATTCAACCTTTGAGTCTGGTGAATCTGGTGGAAGAGGAATGTATAAAGATCTATGATTCTTGCCTCTTAGACCTACCTGGAAAAACTCAAGTAGTTTACGCTCAGACTCTGTTGATAATTTAGCACCCTTTACGGTAATAATATATCTTGGAACCGCTTTGTTCTCAAAGTAGTCAAGGTTGTACTTTCCAGCAAATTCGTTTCCAGCCATAGCATTTGAAGATGCCACGATATCTGGGATGCCATAGTAGTTATTTGTTGGTGTGTATTTCTTTAAATGAATAATTTCATTTGGCCTATCTAATCCGCCTGCAATTGGGTTTTCTGTTTCCTGATCTCCAAAGTTGCGGAAGTATACTGCCTTGCCGTATAGCAATTGAATAAAACCGTCACGAAGACGACGAACACGCATTGTCTTTGCTGGGATATGTCCGATATATCCAATTCTTCCAGCAGAAGTTCTACCAATTTCTATATAACCATTTCCTGTTGCTTCAACATCAGTGTAGGCTTTAATTAATGTTTCTGTAAATGTTTCTTCTTCGTTGCACTGTTCTAGCCAATCATATAAATCTTGACGAAGTCTATTTAGCTTTCTACGTGCACGGTCTAATGCTTTATCATCTGTAATATTATCAAACGCTTCTTGCGTCTTACGTGTTTCAATAAAGTCGTGTCCAAGACCAACAATATTTGAAACCTTAGCGTTAATTGCTGAATAGTTGTATGGAGAAATTTCGTAAATAGTTGAAAGGTAATCTAAATTATATGGTGGCTCAATAAGATCGAACATAGCATAGCCAGTAATTGCTTGTGCTAATAAATTTTGCTGTGTTTCAGTTCCTTCAATACCCTGGAACCTCTTTTGCAATTCTCTACTTATCTTGCGACGAAATGCAGGACTTAAACCCGATATTTTTGTAAGATCTTCTCCGCTTACTTTAAATAGGTCTGTGCTTGTTTGCTCTTTTGGAGTATTAAATTTCATCCAGTCGGCAACATTAGATATTGCGATCTCTTGCGAATTATCGTCTTCTTCGTATTTAATCATTACTGTCCCTCTGCCCTTAAATTTTTAATTTCGTCTTTATAGTTTCCAATATCCAAAGGATCAGGAACTAGTCCCCACTTAAGTCTTTGCTCTTGCTCTGCGTATTCTTCATCTGTAATTTTGCGTCTTGCTGAAAGAAATTTAGGCCCGCCTTCATATATACCGAATGTGCGAACTTCTCTAGCCAAAGCATCGATTCTGGATCTATTGCCTTTTTTTGACGTGATCGAAAGATAAAGTTCAAAGTGGGTCTCAACTTTTGGGGCTGTTAACTCAGAGTCATATGTAGCAATATTTTTATATAGATTGCTTGGCCCACCCGTAGACTCATAATTTAATTTAAATTCCCCAGTAACTGGCGTTGTAAATACTATTACAATATGGTGTGGCTCTTCTTCAACTAAATACGAGCTAATGTTTGTCTGATTAGTTACATCTACATTGTTTACATATATCTTGGCTATATTAGCCTTAGAAACCACTCCAGAGCCGTTCCAGGCTAGTCTGGTATCAGAAGGGTCGGAAGCATAGAAAAGGGTGTTAGCGGCCAACGTAAGCGGCGTAAAGAACATTTCTATAGACTTCACAGAAGTAGATGAGTTTAAATTAAACCCTGATCCATTTTTGGCTCGAATTCCATTCATATAATGTCTTGATAAAATTGGGTAATTTAAAGAGCCTAAGTAATAATCAGTTGATGAGGTTATTTTGTCCCCAAAATTGTCTGCGTATATTGTTCTATCAGCATAAAATGTTATGCAAAAGAATGATAGTTTTGGTAGATATTTGCTTGCATCTGAAGTAGACATTGTAATTTTAATATACACATTCCCGCTAGAGCTAAATGAATCTTTAGTATATTGTGGCAACGGCTGTCCATTTACACATTGAGAATATGCAATTCCATCTACACTAGACTCTACTGTAATTCCTAGATCATTCCGCCATTCAATTTTTGAAGTAGTTAAGCCTATTTGTGAAGGAACGAAAAAGTAATCATTTATAAACAACATTGATTGCAGAAGTAGAAATATTTCCATCTACATAATGCTTTCTTATAGAATCAGGCTGTAGCCCATATCTGTATACAGCTGGAGCATCTATAATAAATGTATCTCCGACAACTGATGTTGGGCCTACCTGCAATCCTAGCGTTGTGTTTGTAAATTTAAAATTAGATAAAGCCCTAGAGTCAACGGCAAACGAATCTATATATAAAGTGATAGCTCCTACTGAGTAAACTCCGACAAGGTGTATGGATTTCTTGCTGTATGTAACGCAGTATCTAATTGATTCTGTATCTGATACTTTAAATAGTATATCTCCATTTTCCCAGAATAAACCTATGTCATTTGTTGGGTCTGCAAATATTGGTGTCTCTGAAGAAGATTCAATTGATGGATGTATCCATGCCTCTATTGTAAAATCATTATCTGAAGTATATTTTGTTCCAAAGCCCGCTCCGACGGTTGCTCCATAATAATCTTTTGTAACAGGTAAAGTTATATATGCTGTATTTGTAATATTGGATAGTCCTTGATAACCTTCATCTGATATGTCATAATTATATTATATACTAGATATTACCTTTTGAAAAAGAATAACGGAATCATGTACTTAGTTCCACTTAACGTAGGCTTTGGATCGTGTAGAACTCCTTCTGAAGAAAAAACAACAATGCTGCCTGCTTCTGGTTTTATCGATATACCATGTTCTGGAAAATCTAACTCTCCACCCCTGTAGTCGTCGTTTAAGTATATAACCATAGAAACTGTTGATTTATCTTGAGCTCCATGATTGGCATCCATATGCGGCCCCATGCGTACATCTGTATCGTATTTGTTTATTGCAAAATACTCTGGGAGGTATCCTAGCTCTATTTGAGAATCTTTAGAATAACTTTCTCCAACCAGTATTGCGTTATAAACAATTTCGCCACAAATTTTAGCATTTAGTCTATCAGCTTCTGTTTTATTTTGAAAAAGATTAAAATAGCATCCTTTAAGATATCCATATTTTGTTTCTTTTTGAGAAGATCTCCATTCTTTCCAAGGGGATATCTGAGGAAATGGCGAGTCTGTAGACTCTGATGACTCTAAATCATCTATAATCTGCTGCGGATTTCTGATAGCATTTTTGTAATAATGTATCTGCGGGTGCAAAATCTCTTTAATCATACTTCCCCTTATAAGTTGGAGATATTCCTTGTTCTTTAAATTTTTTCCACTCTTTGTAAGTTTCTTCTTGGTCGGCTCTTGTTTGTTGTAGTTCTACTTCCCATGCCGCTACTTGCTCAGGAGTATAAACTTCATCAGCATTATCCCAAAAAGACCCGACTGTATATCTTTCTGCTTCTTTAACAGTAGTTACTTCATGCTCATTGCCATGACCGCCTTTAAAGAACGCTAGTCTACCTGGCTTTGGCTTAATTACTATATCATGATGTTTAAAGTTTAAATCACCACCGTCAAAGTTATCGTTTAGATATAGAAATCCAGCATACTTGCTCTTGTAAAATGCAGACGGAGTTCCATCTTCGTGCGTATTATCTGAATGAAAACTTGCAAATGCTCCGACAACCCATTTTTGTGCATGATAGCTAACTTCTGACAAATCTCTTCCGAAACATTCTTCTCCAGCCTTTTTAATTTTTTCCTTTAATTGAGAAAAATAATCTGATGGCAAACCGAACAAAAGTAGATTATCGTCGTGTGGCCAATAACCCATTGCAAATGATCCGTAAAAAGAAATTTGATTCCATTCTAGGTGTCCCGCATTAACAATGCCGTCTAGATATCCTATAATAGATTTACACTCTTGTTCTGTTATTAAATTGTCAACAATAAAAACATCATCTTTTAAAGCTGTTATTTCCATTAGCATTCCTTTTTTTCTGATTTAGATATAAAGTCTAAATGATCTTCTATCTCTTGTTGAGATGGCTCAACTTTTACTCCATCTTTAAAAACTAGATTGCCTCCATAAACATCAGCATCTATTCTTGCCTGCTCCATTTCAGCCCATTTTTTTGCCCCGTATTTAAGTTGGTTGGCAAGCCATTCTTCTGATCCAGCATATGGATAAATCATAAAGTTTCTAATAAGATACTTGTTGCCTCTTGTTGCCGTTCTAACTCCATGATAATATGGCTCTCCAGATGGAAACACCATGATGTCTCCTGCTTCTGGTTTATATGCAGGAACAAATTCTCCGTCTACATAAAATTCAATTTCTCCACCTTCATAATCATCATTAATATAAACTGTGCAGGTTAGAAAAAATTGATTACCTGGCATTTCTCTTTCGCTTTGCTTAAAATCTGTATGATATTGCATTGTTAAATTATTTTTTAAAGCATCCACATTTGTGTGGTATTTGCAGAAAGAAGAAGATCCAAGCTTGCAGTCTTCTGGAAGTTCTACATTATATTTATTAATATAATCTTCAATTGCTAAGTTATACGCATCATATACTGTTTCTGCAGCCCAATACTGAAGATCAAACTCTTCATCTTTTCCTAATTGATCTTGGACGCCTCCCTTAAATTTTGTGCTAGCGTAATTTCCAAAGGCGCTCCACGGTGTCCATGGATTAAAATATTTATCTCCTGTATTATTTTCTGTAGACTTAATTACTTCAAAGATTTTTTTATGATCTGGAAGCAGTCCTTTATAAACTTCAATTCTGGGATATAGCGTCTTTGTTACAAGATCTGACATTATTTGTCTCTTCCTAACTTGGTTATTGTCCAGAACCATGGAGAGGTATATCTGGTTCCTGATGTAATTGTATCCACCCCGTGAATATAATTTAAATCTCCAGGGAAAAAGTAAGCTGCTTTTCTCTTAGGCTTAAATGCAATTTCTTGTTTAGGAAAATGCAATCTTCCACCTTCGTAATCTTCGTTTAAATAAAAGATTGTTCCTAGGTCATACCATGGGAAATTACCTGGCTGTCCAGCATCTGGGCCTTCATGCAGTTCCTTGTCGGCATGAGGCCATTGCATTGATCCTACTGGCCACCTTACTAAGCATGGACCTGTAGGCATAGCCTCTACGTCAAAATGGTCTTCTATGACTGGCTTTAATCTATTAATAATCTTTTCTAGCATCTCTACTACCTCTGAGCTTGTTTGCTCTAAAGATCTTTTGGTTGCTACTCTATCTTTCCATACATCATGCTGATAAATAATTGTTCCATTATCATTAAATACATCGCTGCCTGGATCCCACACAGTATTTGTTTTAGCAAACTCTAAAAGATATTCGCACTCTTCATCTGTTAAAAAATTTTCAATTTCTACAATGTTTTCTCGACCCGCTCCAAAGTATCCTGATGGGGTTATAGATGTTCTGTCTTCTCTGATATCAGAAATATTTTTTTCCATTTATTGCATCCTCTATTCTATTCATATTTTTTCGGAACCCAAGTTTTTTGCTTGTAGACTCCATACTTCTCTTTACCTAAATCGTCTTCTCTGTAAATTTTTGTATGAGCCTCGTGTCTATTTTCCATCTCCTCTTGTGTAAACAAGTTAAATTCGGAAGACCAATTCTCTCTTTTATAGGGAAATATTTGTGCATATGGAGTTCCTTTTTTAATAATACCCTGAAAAGTATTTTTTAGAAAAAATGGCATAAGGCCTGGAGCGCCGTACCTGTCGCTATCAATTATACCTCCTGTGGTCAAAAAAGGCAGTTCAAAATGATTTATAGGGTGCATAATAATAGCGCTATACCCTTCTGGTAAAGTAAATCCCCAGTTAGGGTACCAGTGGAATGCTTGATTATAATATCCTTCTGGATAATGAAATTGACCCATATGCGGTCTTCCTTCACAAAACCCCTCAAATCCTTTTTCTGTCTGAACATAAATATTATTATTGTAGCTAGAAAACGCTATATCACATGGAGTAGTAAGCATGTATCCTGCCGAAAATGCATC